AATGGAACAAATGTACTAGATCCTAATATAACAATTTGAGTAAAGGATTTATAGTTCATCTTAAGAACATTCTTTTCCAACCACTTCTGTTGATCTAATTGTGAAGATGACTGATCTAAATCTTCACCATTCCTAGTGATTTTAAATATACTAGGTTTGAATCCTCTAATTATCTTCCAATCAGTTTTATTCACAGAGAGTTCAATCTCAACTAAACAATCTTTTTCATTTGTGGCATTTACTAATTGACTTTTACTAATCTTTCTAAAAGGTCTACCATATAATACAAATGTCAATGCATCTAAGATTGTAGATTTACCTGTGCCATTAGATCCTATAATCAAAGTTGTAGAGTTTTGATCTAGGTCAACATTAATCATATGATTTCCTGTACTCAGGAAGTTTTTCCAAGATATCTTTTTAAATAAAATCATATTCACCTCCTTCATCAGGGGGAACCACTATATCATTTGGTGTGATGACAGCATACTTGTGACCATGCATTTCACATGTTCTAATCATCATCTCATCCTCTATCTCCATAACTCTCATCTTTGGATAATCTAAGTCCTCCAGTTGTAATGCAAATCTAGTTGCATCATCTTTTTCAATAAACATATACAAAACATTTTCATTCTCTTCATCAACTACAGAGTAAGCTCCATTCTTTTCTTTTCCTTTAATTGTTAGAATATACATTATACCACCTCACATGCTTCACGATATATCTCATCTACCATTTTTGTAATTATAGATTTATCTAAACTCACTTCTGAATCATCAATATATCTGTTGAGTATTGAGAGAGTATCCTCTGATTCATATCCAGTCTCACTAGTATCATACCATCCACTGAAATCAAAGTTTTCTACTATCTTCAACTCTGCTACATTTGCTGAATATATTTTATCAATAAATCTTTCAAACTGACCTATATCTGATTTCTTTCTTACAATAACTTTAACTATCTTATCTTCAAATCCTCTAGTATCAAATGTTTGAAATGGTGTATCTTCATAAAATACTTTTTCAAATATATTATAAGGATTATTGATAGGAGTATGTTCTAGAGTTTCTGTATCAAATAAATGAAATCCTCTAGTATCATTCCAATCATTCCAATACATTTCATATGGACTACCAAGATAATGAATATTATTTTGACTAGATCTTGTATGGAAATGTCCTGAGTATACTCTATCAAATTTAGCAAATGGATCTATGTTTGTTCCATGTTCCATTACAACATAATCATTTACTTTAAATCCATGAAGTTCTAAGTGTCCCATGATGACAGGAGATCTTGATTGCTCAATCATTGCCATAGTTTTCTTTTCATTCTCTGGATTAATCCAAGGAACTAGAAGAATACTTAAATTATCTATTTCTATAGGAGTAGTTTCAGAATATATTTTTACATTAGCATATTCACGCAGCAATAAATTTATGGCATTGATATCATTAGTATTCTTATAATATGCTGTATGATTACCAACTATACTATGAATTTCAATCCCCATTTTCTGGAGTCTATTATAATAATTTTCTTTTGCCCAAGTAAGCGCACAAAAATCAATTCCTTTGCGACTGTCAAAGGTGTCACCCATATCCACTATAGTTGTGATGCCTTCTTTCTCTAAAGTTGGAAAGAAAACATCTTCATAAAACCTCAGGAAGTAATCATGAAAAAGTTTTGAATTTTTGCGACAACCAAAGTGCTGATCAGTAATTATTGCTATCTTCATTAATTACGTAATTTTGAATGTACAGCATCCTTAATAGAATTATAGTCTGAATAGTTAGATGCGTCAAGGTCATTTGAATCAAACACCTCATCAAAATTAGATTTCTCTAGTATCTTATTCTTTATCTCTAATTGTTTTTTCTCTTGTGATATTCTTCTCAAAAAAGCATAATAAATGATCTGAGTAAAATATGCAAATGGATTTTTACTTTTCTCAGGATTAAAGTTATGAATATATCTAACACAATTTTCAATACCATCACATATCATATCATCCTTAAACATATAGTTTACAAAGTTTGGTTTATAGGATAAATGATTTGCTATCTTCAAAAAACACTCTCCAATATATCTTGGTATCTGTGGAGGTTCTTTATCATTCAACTTTGCTCTATTTACTTGAGCAATATAAACTTCTAAGGCAGCAAGGAACTCCTTATTATTAACATAGTGTTCTGATCTTTTTCTACGTGTAGCCATAAGTATTACTGCTTTGCCATACCATTAAGTATAACAGATAACAAAGTACTTGACAAGTATGAGAATACTGTGTACAATTACCTTTGTGGGGTTTAAAGGTTAGTTAGAGCTTGATTTATATAACTTCTCTAATATCTCCTTGGCATCTCTCACTGTAGTTAGATACCCCATCTTTTTATCTAACTTAGTGTGATTGATTTGATTCATTTTTCTAACATAATCTTGATAGAACATTATCATTTCAATATTATCTGATTCAGTCAAAGTAAGGACATCATCTAAATTGATGATGAATAGATCTTCATTAGAGGATTTTAACCAAGGTTCAAACTTATAGCAATGTAAGGAGTTCTTTATCTTTACTTGTTCTATAATAATAGGATGTGATACTAGGAGAACTATTCTATCCTCTTCATCACTGGCAGATACTCTTGCAAATAATTCTTCCCCAGTTTTTAATTTAATTGTAGCATAAAAATCATCTTCTATCATTTTTTATTCTCCTTGATGTCTATTGTTAAGATTTCATAGTTGAATTGCTCTTGAGCATAAATCTTGACTCTTTCAATGAAATGGTTTAGGGTGTAATTTTTTCTTGCTCCACTTGTTAAGTCATCAGCAATATCATAGAGTTTTGCTTTTACTTTGTCTTTTCCTCTTCGTAGAACTCTTCCAATAGACTGGAGATTTCTGACTCTTGACTTAGACGGAGAAGCAAAAATAACGTTGTGTAACCTCCTAATATTGATGCCTGTAGAGAAAGTTCCATAAGAAGCTACGATGATTGCATTGTTTTCTTGTTCAGTTATCTCTCTCACCTTCTCCCTGTCTTCAGCATCTACACCACCATGAATGAAAAATACTTTTCTATCACTGGTCACAAAATTATTTATCATATCAAAAAGTATCCTTCCATGAGACTCCACTCTACTGTAAAGTATCAGAGTGTTTCCTTTTAAATCAACTGCTAGTTTGGATATGAAATTGTTTCTTCTTTCATTTCCAATCAGGTATTGTATCTCATCCTCATAAGTTTCAAACTTCTTGGGTGTATGTTTTAAAACTAAACACTGTATATCTAACTCAGATAGATGTCCTTTCTCTATTAATTCTTTAGTTTGAATGACTTTGTATGAAGGACCAAACAACCCCTCTAACACCCACTTATGGGTCTGTGTGCCATCTAAAGTTCCTGTAAACCCAAATCTATACTTAGCATGATGTAACTTATCCATGATGTTAACAAGAGATTTACTCTTAAAAAGATGTGCTTCATCACCTATAATAACATCATAGTCTGCAAAGAAAGTTTTATCTAGATTATAAACAGACTGCCATGTGGTGATTGTTACCTCATTTTCATTTGTTCTCTCTTTACCAGCATAGATTCTATGACAATGATCTTCAGCATTCCATCCATACTCTATGAAGTCCTTGTACATTTGTTCTACAAGAGAGGTGGTGGGAACAACAAGTAATATTTTTTTCTTTCTTCCAACAAAATATCTTACCAAAGCATAAATCATTAGTGATTTACCAGATGCTGTAGGTGATATTAGAAGTTTTCTATTATACCTAAGTGCATCATGAATAGCATCAATCTGATAATCTCTTGGTTTAAACTTAGTGATTGATTGTACATAATCTTTTACACCCTCCCATGATATCATTTCATTAACTTCAAATGGATATCCATAGAATTTATTAGATTCAAACTCATAGGAGTATCCATTGTTTTCACAAAATGCCACTATCTTATCTAAGAGACCAACATAGATTCTCTTAGTCTTCATATTGAAGAGGTGCACATATCCATCCCAGTATCTACTTCTATACTGAGGCATGAATTTTTTATTAGGGACTTCAAAAGTAAATCTGTCTCTTAACTCATATTCTATTGAGGGTTCAGTTTTTACTTTTAAATATACTTCATTGATTTTCTCAATGATCAGATCAGCCATAACCAGCTTGGAATTTCATTACTTCTACTGCATTCTTAATCTGATAAGTTCTATTAGAAACTTGTTTAAGAATGTTTTCAAGATAATTCAACATGGTTTCATAGTATTCAATCTTTAGAGAAGTTGATGATAATCTTTCATCAGCATCAAGATACTTTTGCATTGTATCTTTATCTCTAATTTTTTTAGGAAAAGGATTCTTTATGTAGATCTCTGGATCTGCTTTTCCTGAATAATATTCATATCTCTCATGCCTAATATTTTTTCTTTGTTGTTGAGCTTTCTTCATTAAAAGAAAGATGTTATTATAAAGATCAAAATACTTTGCATGTAGCACAGGAATATTCAATGATTCAGTGTGCAAATTGTCTGGATCAATCTTGGAATCCTCCTCCCACATCTTTTGGATTCCAGTCAAGTCAATCATACATGATTAATTAATATCTCTTATATTGTATATAGTATACTTGAAAGTGACCTCTGCTGTAAAGTATTCTAGGTCTGTTTGAGTTGCATCAAACTCTAAAGTTGTAAGTTCTACAGGAAATAAGTTCTCAAATATTAATTTAAATTTAGGTATATTGTTTGAATCTAAAACTGTAAGTGTGCCATCAGAATATAAATTTAATTGACTTCTATTTGGTTGTTTTAAATCAGACTTTTCTTTTTGAAATTTGTATATCTCTGATAAACTCTCTGGAAAACCTAATCCTCTCATCCAATTTTGTATCTCCATATAATTTTCTAGATTTTCATCTACTAGAAAACGTAAATTAAGATCAGAGAATTGTAATTTTTCACCAGGTAATGGAATATCTTTAAGATAGTTAGGTTGAACTGCTACGCCAAGATCTATTGCAGGTATATTTACAGCATTGCCAAAGTAAGTTACCTTAGGTGTTCTATTCAATTGAAATTGGAAACCAGTAGGTGCTAGAAAATTTCTGTTCTCAATTTGACCTACTATAGACTTTTTAACAACCATCTGTTTTTAGCATTATTTATTCTTCTTAGCCACCATTTCCACCACCGCCGTTGCCACCACCATTGCCACCATTACCACCGTTACCATTTCCACCACCATTCCCGTTATTCCCATTCCCGTTAGAGTGTCCGTTACCATTGCCATTTCCTCCATTACCTGAATCTGATCTGTTGTCTGGTGCTAGTCTACCACCAGTTCCTATGCGATAACCAGTTGGAATAGGTTTGCATTTCTTTTCATCATAACAATAATATTTACCTTTTGGGCAAGTTTTTGATGCTTCCATGAAGGATGTAAAGTTTTTCATATTCTTCCTACTGTCCTCGTATTTAGGTGTTGTAACATCTTCCTTTTTTAATTTTGCTTTTTCTCTTTGACGCATTAGATCTTTGAAATCAACTTCAGTTCTTCTTGCTCTAGCTCTTTCAATGTCTTTAGGGTCATTACTCATGTCAAGAGATGATGCTTTTTTTAACTTTTTAGTGTCTTTGATGCTTATAGACTCATCTACCTTTTTATTTTTACCTGCACAATGTGCTTTCTGACTGAAACCTTTTGGATTATTACAATCAATAGACCTCTTATACTTATCACTCCAACCCTCATTCATTCTTTTTGTTTTCTTTTTCATTGAGTTGATGAACTTTCTGTAGACTGCTGCTTCAGAGGTTTTACCCAT